AAACGACTTTGATATTGAAACAAAGATGCGTTGGGACGTAGTAAGTATACCTGCATGGTTAGACGAAAAGTCTAGTGAGTTGTTAGGTCTTCCTGAAGGAACAAGTTACTTTCCTGAATGGAAGGACGATGAAACATTACGAATAGATGAAATGGAAATAAAGGCAACCAATGGATCAAAGTATTGGGAAAGCCTGTACATGCAAAATCCTACACCTGATGAGGGTAGTCTTATTAAGAAGGACTGGATTAACTGGTGGGAATATGAAGAACCACCTAATTGTGATTTTGTTATGCAGACATATGATACTGCCTTTAGCACAAAGACTACAGCAGACTATAGTGTGATACAGACATGGGGTGTATTTCATTTCTATGAAGATAGTGATGATGGTGTAGAAGGAGTAGCAAGTAACTTGTTGCTACTCGGTAGTGTGCGTGGTAGATTTGAATATCCTGATCTAAGGCGCATTGCACAACAAGAATATCAAAAGCATAGACCAGATATTTGTGTAGTAGAAAAGAAAGCAAGTGGACAGTCATTGATACAGGACATGAGACGTAGTGGTCTTCCTGTCTTAGAATATATGCCTGACAAAGATAAAGTGTCAAGAGTTTTTACTGCCTCACCTTTGATGGAAGCAGGAAGAGTATGGCTACCTACAGGTAAAGACTGGGCAAGAGAATTGTACGAA